CGCTGTACGTCAGCAAATTCAGACTGCCCCGCCGCACCAGCGGTTTGTTCGCTGTCGTTGGCTGGCTGAGGTGGGTGCCGGTGTATTCTTTGACTGTTACGTTATCGAACTTAGAGACATTACCGACTACACCATAGCCATACAACCGTAGCACCGTGTTTGCGGCTTGCACAATTGCTCGGTACGTACCTGTAGCCCCAATGGCTGTCATGTTCACAATCCCTGCGCCGAAAGCATTTATACGTGCTGAGCTTGCAGTGAACGTGTCATACCAAACAGTAACCTCGTACGTTTTCCCAACAACTACGGGGGCTGTCTGAAATCCCTGAAATGATGGTGAAATCCCATCGTTGGTTATCGTCAACACGCCTCCGCTTACGGCCACACCAGCATCAACTGTCCATCCGGTAGTCCCGTTGCTGAAATCACCATTCGTAACCTGATCAGCACCCAAGCTCCCCATCGCATCCAGCGCCAAGCCATCAACACCATCAACCCCGCTATACCCCGTTGATCCATCCGACAACAGAAAATTATTAGATGGCAGCGATGCGACACTGATGCCGTTTGCGCCGGGGAGCCAGACGTGGGCGGAGGTGCCTAGGCTGCGGAGGAAGGCGATGGCGCGTCGGAAGGGTCCGCCTGATGTGGCCCGGCCAAGGCTGCCTAGTTTTCCTAATCCGAACATCACGCGCCCAGAATGACGGCCAGCTTGTATCCGGCTGGAACCTGGAAATACTCCGCGGCGTTGGCGTCCAGCGGGGTGGAGTCTGTGGTCGCCGTGGGATCTGCGCCGACGACAAAGTGGCAGGCGGCGTCGGCCCGCAGGCGGACAAAACGTGTGGTCGTGCCAAAGGCTGCGCTTTTGGCGCTGCTACCGGTGATGGTGACGGGAGTTTGCACGACGGCGGGCGGGTGGGCGGCCATGGGCAAAGAGTTGCCGGTGGAGTCGGCGCCGGCGGTGGTGTATTCGGTGATCCAGAGTTTTGCCATGGTGGTTAGCCTTTTGAGGTCGGGGGTGTTGTTGGTTTGGCTGCAGGTGTCTGCGGCGCCTGGTTGGTCTGCAACTGCAGCATGACGTCGAGCGTGCCGTCTTTGCGCAGGCGGTCGAAGTCGCTTTTCATTTCGGCAAACACCAGTTCGGGCTTGTAGCCACGGCGGCGCAGAATTTCGCTGATGCTGGTGAAGCCGCCGGAGACTTCGGCCAAATTGGCTTTGACGTCCTGCTCGGGGTTGACGTAGTCCCACTTTGGGGTGGACCAGTCGACGCCGTAGTCGTTGGCTTTCATGGTGCCTGCCATACTGGCTGCGTCCACAAACGCGCGCCAGATCGGCTCGCACAGGCGGGGGATCAGGGTGAGCCACTGCATTTGCTCGGCATTTCGGCGGAACTCGAGCATGCTGACGCGGGCGCTGCTGAAATTGACCTCGCGCACGTCGCCGGTCATCATTTCGTAGGTAACGCCTATTCCGCTGGCGATCAGGTGGAGCTGGTATTTGACGTATTCGACGTATCCGCCGGCCGCTTTGGGCTCCACCAGGGTGAGGTTGACGCCGGATGGCACCTGGGTAATGCCACCGCTGGCCAATGTGCCCAGCTCGCCCGTAGCGCGCACGGTGCTTTGTGCTTCGGACTCGGTCATGCTCATGGAAGTTACATCGCCGCTGGCGATGACGCTCAGGCGGGTTTCGAGGTTCTTGCGTTGGAGTTCGGCGTCTTCGTAGAGCTGCACATCGCGCACCCGGGCGATGACCGGCGCCAGGCGGGTAAAGCCCCTGCCCTGCCCTGGGCGCTGCGGGGCAAAGAGGTGGATGATGCGTTCGGCGGGCACGGGGTAGCTGGCGGTTTTGCCACGGCGCCCGGCAACCAGTTCGCCAGGGTGCTGGTCCCACAGCCAGTAGAAAACGATTTTGCCCAGTGGGTCGTATTCGATGCCGTTCAGGATGGTATTGGGGCCGTTGGATCCCATGCGGGCGCTGTCGAGCCAGTCAATCTCGAGCACCTGGATCTGCAGGGGCACGGGCAGGCCATCTTCTGGGCGGCGGGCGCGTAGGCGTACCAGCACTTCGCCGTCCTGCTCCATGGCGCGGTAGGCCAGGGCCTGCAGGCCGTAGAGGTCGACAGCTCCGTCAGCGTCGCACACTTTGGCCCAGGCGTTCCACAACTTGTCAACGGCCTCGGCATTGGTGGAGAGGCTGCGTGGTGTGATGCCGGTGCCGATGGTGTTGGCAACCAGCGATTCAAGTCCGCGCGCGATGTAGGGCACGTTTTGCACCAGGGCGCGGGCGCGGGTGCGCAGGGATGCACCGTCGGCCAGGTGGTCGGTGTTGGCGCTCGCCCCACCACGGCGGGGGCGCCAGCCGTCCTTCTGGCTTGCGCCCTCGTAGGCGCGCACCAGCATTTCGCGGGCACGCAGGCGGCGCAGACCGGCATTGGGGTTTACTGCGCCGATCAGGCGGTCGATCAGGGTGGTGGCAATATTGGCCATGGTCAGAAGCCCCGCCCGGTGGAGAATCGCACCTGGTAGCTGCCACGGCGCACGGCGCTGGTAGAGGCGGTGGCGGCGTCTGCCAGCTCGGTGGCGATGTCGTCGCGCGCCTTGCGCAGGTCATCAATGGTGCGGTAAACGACCTTGCGGCCGGCCACCTCTACGGATTGCTCCCCGGAGGCGATTGCCGCCTTGACTGCGTCGAGGTCTGCTTGTGTGTGGGCCATGGTGATGGTGTCTGCGTTGTGCCGTGTAGCTGGTCACGGTAAACGGGCTACTGTGCCAATTCCCGGAAAAGTGGCACTTTCTTCACCCCACCAGGTTGCTTGATGATCCGGTAGACCGTTCGTCTACTGATCTGCAGCCTACGGGCCACCTCGGTGGCGTTGCGTCCGTTGAACAGTGCCAGCACGTTGGATACCAACTCCTGTCGGGCTGTGGCCGGTCGGCTTGCGATGTAGCATTCTTCGCCCCGAAATTCGGCACGGACGGCGGCCTTGATGCTGGACACCGAAGATTTTTCTATGGCCAGGGCCAGCGCCGGGTCTGAAAAGATGTAGTCAAAGATGCGGTCGACCAGGTCGGGCTCGGCCTGAACAAGGGCAGCGAGTTTTGGCGTGGGGTCTGGGGTAGGTGCTTTGGGGCGGGCAGTCATGGTTACCAGTCGCGGCTAAATGGTCGGGTGGGCGCATTTCGTGGTGCAGCGGCGGGTGTTGTGGGGCTCAGGGGTTGCGCTTCGCTACTCTTTTGGTAGCTGATGGCGCTTATTTCTTGAGGGATGGTTGTGGTTTTAACGCTAAACATGTCTTCGATCGACGGTTGCACGGCAATCTCGAGCGCATTCCAGCGCTTGTCGGTGTAGTTGTGCAGGCCCAGGCTGAATGCGGCATGCAGGGCGTAATTGCGGCAGTCCAAAACCTCATTGCGTTGGCGTCGCTTGACCCATTTGTAGGCGTCGCGCCCGGCCACTTTTGCCAGAATGCGCTGCTCCGCGGTAAGCTGTTCGAACCACTCGCGGGGCAACTGATGGCTGAAGTGCACAAATCCGGGGCCGGGCGTGGTGAGGCTGAGTTGGCCAAGCAGCAAATCCTTTGCGGTGTCGACTCCAATGCTCCACAACTTGATGCCGTTCGACCACTTTTGCCCGCGCCAATTGACTTCCTGGCTGCTGCTGGGGCCAAGGATTGGTTTGTTTTCTTCTGAGCTGCCTTTGATGGCGCGCAGGTAGGGCAAGGTGTGGGTGTTGCGGCGAACCCAGTTGTAGACGGCCTGAGTCTGGTCGCTGGAGTCGATGGTTATGGCGCTGATGCCCATGCTGCCGCCACCCCATACCTGAGGGTAACGCCGCTGCAGGTAGGTGGTGACGTTTTCCCAGTCTGCGTCGCTGCTGGGGTTGCCGTCAATGATGTGGTGGTCTACCGGCCACGATTCCAGGCCACGACCCCACGCCCAGACGGCCAGCTCCCAACGGTTGCGCTGGACGTCCACGCCACAGGTCAACACAAGACCACCCACGGGCACGGTGCACAGGTCGTAGGGTTCGGCGCGGGCTTGCAGAGCGTGTTCGTCGCTTCTGTCGCCCTGCAGCTCCCATGTTTCGCCAAGTGTTTCGTTGACAAACAATTGCATGGGGCCCGCATCGCCCTTGGCCAGAGCTGCGACGGCCTCCAGAAACTCTTTGACGATGCTGGCCCAGCTGCGCTGCGGGCTGTAGGCTGCCCACACGTGGGCGCCGAGACTGATGGGCGGATTGACCGGCATGCCGGCGGGCGTGCGCCAGACGCGATCGGGACCATAGCGCAGGCCGGTCTTCTGGCACACCCAGGTGCCAGTCATGGGCTGGCCGCCTTTAAGGTAGTCGGCCTGGGTTATGGAGGCGTGACAGTGGGGGCACACGTGCCGCACGGTGTCGGGGTTGGCGTCATCCCATTTGAAGCCATGGAGCTTGTCTTTGCCGCCCCACATCAGCGGGTGGTCTGCCCCACAGTGGGGGCAGTCGATGTGAAAGCGCACAGACCCGGCTGCGTTTTCAACGGCGCGCTCTACGTGGTCAAGGCCTTTGATGCGCGGAGTGGATCCGCCGATGAATTTTGGGTACGGCGCACCCTCCAGCCGACCTTTGGCCAGCCCACCAGGATCTCCGGACTTCTCAATCTGCTGGTCAAACGCGCTCCACTCATCCAGGATGGACACGGCAACGGTAATGCGCCGGTAGGCCCGGGCCGCTTTTCCGCCCAGCAGGTGCAGGGCACAGTCACGAAACTGCTTGTATTTGATGGTGTCTTCATGGCCTTTGCCCTTTTTGCGGGCGGCTTTAATGGCGTCGACCGCATCAAACACCGGGTCAATCTCGCTTTTGACGTAACTGTCGCGGTCATCGTCGGTGGGCTGCCAAATGGCCTGCTTGCGGCGCCGGTGGGCGATGTTGTAGCAGACCAGAGCGGTGACCATCTTGGTGTAGCCCACGCGCTTGGACTTCATCACGGCAAGATCTTCAATGCGGTCGTCACTCATGAAGTCCAGCAGGCCCAACTGGAAGGCCCACGCCTCCCACGCGCCCTTTTGGTGGCTGGATTCTCCCGCCAGTTTGAAGTGGTCAGCCGCCCAGTCGCTCAAGCGCTGAGGCACCTCGGCCCGCAGGCTTTCCAGGCCCAGGCGCGCTGCGGATTTGATGGCTGTGCGGGTGGAGGAGTGCATATTCAGTCGGCGAATACATCGACGTCAGTGGAAGCCGCGCTGTCTTCACCGTCAT